TAGCCATCACCTTACCACAACCGGTTGCTATTGCAACCCTTGTTGGTAAAACTCTACCACCTTTTTTATACTCCTTTTCCCATCGTTTTGCAATCTTAGGAAGATTAGCGTGCATATATTTTCTTTGCTTTTCAGACTTGAAAGGCACTAACACTTCCATCTTCTTCTAGCTTGTCTAATTCTAGAATTAGGGTCGTTTCTAGTTTGAGCTGAAGATCTTTTTAATTGCCCTAACGATCTGGCACAATACGACTTTCTACGATTAGCCGCTTTTGAACCAGCTTTTACTTTACCTGTAACTGCTGTTTTTAATTTAGATCCAGGGTTTGCTCTTCTATAGGCAGCAACACCAGCCTGTGTCATACCAGCTCCTGACTTTGTAGATCTGTAATTCTTCTTGTTTCTAGCTATTGGGTTTTCTGCTCTACCACCTGTTGCTTTTCTAACTCTTTGATCTTTTTCTATTGAGCTAGGCATAGCTGCAGATGCTGCTAGGGTTCCCCCTACTAATTTAGAATATCCTTTAGCTTTCTCTATTGCTTTTGGAGAGTTCATCTCCTTAATCATTTTTTCAGAAACTTTATCTGCTTTTTTTTCAAATTTTTTAAGAAGTCCTAATCCTCTTTTAGCTATTCCTATTCCAGCCATTATTTTTTACCATTCCTAAAAATTTGAGTTCCCTTAATTCCAAAAATGCTCGCCACGACAAGCACCCATAAATTTGTGAACCATTTTGGAAGCTCATGAAAATACTCAAAAAAGAGTTTTACCTTTTCCATAGCTGCGGGATCATCTGACATCACGGCCCACATGAGCACCACGATAGGCGCCGAAATTATCACGAGGACAAATTCATCCTTATAATCGTTTTGACGAGCCTCTAAAAGTTTGCCCTGGTAAGTTTCTTCACCACGAGCCATTTTTTCTGCATGCATTAATTGTGCATCAGACATGGCCATCTTTGTCTTCTGGCGGTTAGCGTATATCTTACTGCCAGCTTGCAAAGCGATTTTTGCTAAACTGAACCAAGCCATATTAGTACCAAGTAGCTGATTGTTTTCTAGCTTTACCTGTTCCTTTTACAGTGACTTTATCACCAGTAGGAATAACGTTTCTAGCTCTAGTTACGTTAGCTTTACTTCTCTCATCATACTTAACGTTCTGACTTGGGATAGTAGCAGATTTTTGTTTTTTATAGTTTTCCATAGTTCTCCTAATGTATATTAAGATTTAGGGCCTTTCAAGGTTTTTACGTCCTTGGCCTTCATCCTATCTGACTGTAGTTTAACTCCAGCAGATAATAAAGCTTTATCCATAGTGGTATCAGCTCTAAGCTCTGCTAACTCTTCGTTTAGTTCTAGTTTATCTTCAGTCAAATCTTTGTTTTGGACTAATTTAGCTTTGTCCAGATCAATTCTAGCGTCTGTTTCTTGAGCTTTACGTGCATTCTCCATAGCTCTTAAATCTACTTCTCTAGATTTAAGTTTAAGTAAAGGATCATGATCAAATTGTGAAGTAATTTTCTTTTCTTCCTTCATAAATTCTTCAGTCATCTCTGCTATTAAAATTGCTTTTCTAGCTTCAATTTTTTGAGTTACTTCTTCTAACTGAGCAGCTGCTTCACGATTAATTGGCGCTTGTTGTTGAAGCATTGCTAGTTGTTGTATCTCGTCTCTAAATTCTAATTGAATTTGTTCTTGAGCCATTAAACTAATATGCTCTAAACAGTTTTTTTGTAATGAAGCCATTACTTGTGGTTGGTTTCTAACCATATTAGTTGCCATAAAATTTAAGTGAGCAGTAATATGTGCTCTGTGATCCTGCCCTGGAAATGCATTAAAAGGTTTTGCAGATAAAGCATCAATATTTTCAATTGCTGGATCTTTAGGTGTGTTTGGAGGAGGTGGTGGTAAAATTTGATCAATATTTTTTATACCAATAGCTTCATACATTTTTCTGTAAGCCATATACATGTTATGCATTTGAGGATTAGACATTGCTAACTGTAATTCAGTTTGAGCAATTGTAATTCTTTGAGACATAGAAAAGATATTAGGATCTGCTACAGGTATAATATCTATTCTCTCATCAAAATCAGCTTGTTTAATAACTCTTGCGCCACCTACAACATCATAAGGATATTCTGGTGGTAGATAAGTAGATACAATTTTAGCTAATAATTTAAATTCTTGTTTCATAGAAAAATATAATCTCTTGTGAATTGCTGACATAACTTTGGACCCTCTTTCCATAAGAGCCATAGTTGTTCCAACAGCAGCTTGTTGATTACCTTCTCCAACTTGTAATTCAGAAATAGCTGCAAATCTTTGACCAGCTTGTACAACAATACCCATTAACGACAATAAAGTTTGCGATGGTTCTTTGTAAGGAAGAGGTAAGAAAGCATCTTTTAAACTTCCACCTGGTGCATCTACATCTTTAAATTCACCTGGTTGGATAGGAGATGCCTCATCTCTTACTCTTACGCCTCTCTGTTTAAAACCTGCAGGTAAATTAGATAATGTACCGGCATCTAATAATTGGCGGAGAGCGACTGTTGCAGTTCTACTCAATCCGCCAATCATATGTATGAGTCCAAATCCATAGAATCCTAGTCCAGGCAGAAATTTAAAATGGACAAAATATTCGATTCTTTGTTTTTTTGGATCATTGGGCGCAAAGTTCCTTCTTATCGAAAGAACCTGATTGCTACCTTCTTCAACAGTTACGATGTAGGGTAGCTTGATACCAGTCGGTTCCCCGTCTGGACCAATATCTTCAAAACCTTCTAGGTCTAAATTTATATGACACTCTAGCAAAGTGTAAATAGGTTGTTGTCTTCCAGTTTTTTCTGTTCCTTCTAATTCTCTCTCTTTGTCTTTTAATTGATCTTGAGAAATGTTGTAGCCAGGAGGTCCTAAATCCACATCAGAATAAAAACCAGCCACTTGTTGTTTTCTTAACTCGTTTTCAGAAATTTTAACTCTGTGAATAACTGCCTCTGCATCTTCTAAGCTTGTAGCTGTGTAAGGAACAACTACATCTTCTGCAGGAACAAATTTAGAAACAGCTCTACCTAATAAATCATCATAGTAAACTTTTTTAAATGTAGATCCAGCTAATGGTAAATGAAATAACATAGAATCAAACTCTGGTTCGTATTCTTTCATACGATCCATAATTAAATAGTTCATGTAATTTTTTACTCTGTTAGATTGTTGTTCTTTTTGAGGAGTTACCATTCCTAGGATCTGAGTTCTAACTGGTCCATCTGCTGGTAATAATTCTTTGTATGCTGTTGCTTGAAACTGTGTTACAGCTTCTGCAAGAACAGGGTGCGTTGCACCCGATGCTCCTTGAAACGGTTCGTTTCTTAATTCGTATTTAAATCCAAGTAAGTCAAGCCCTTCAATATAAGTTCTCTCCCATTCTTTTCTAGAATTTTTATAATCCACATAATTTTCTTTAAGTCGTGAACCAATTGGAGATGTTATTTCATCGGGTAATAAATCTGCTAAGTTATCAAAATGATTTTCTGTGCCTGGTACGTTTATTGCGCCAGGTTCAAAATTAATAGTTGCACCACCATCTTCTTCTGGTGTTACTTCTACAGGTGATCTTTCGCTAATTTGCTCTTCCGCCACTGCTGTCTGAATTTCTTCCGCGCCTGGAACTTTAACTTCAGATCGTTTTGTGTTCGGGAGCTCTTTGTCTATTTCTGCCATTTAAACTCCTATAAGTCTGTAACACGATTGAAGAGATAAGACAAGCCCTCTCCTTGTGGCGTGGGTCCTGATTCTGGTGCAATAGCACTTGGTCTACGAACATCGGCTATGCCGCCGCCTGCAAAACCTATAAATTTTGGAGCCCCACGTACTATACTTGGAAAATATTCTGCAAAAGGAATATTACTCATTCTTAATATTCCTTTTTCTTTTCTTTGTTTCTCTAATTCATCAGTTTCTCTTTTTTCAAAAGACCCTAGTTGACTTGCCAATTCTATAGGAAGATCAGTGTATCTGTCTCTTATATCTTTTTCGTAAAAAGTATTTTGTAAAGAGGGATCTATTCCTAATTCTTCATCTGCTGTTTTGTATGCTCCATAAAAAGGATCTCCTTTATATTCAATAAAAGTATCTATTTCACTTAAATCTTTAGGTTTTCCATATGGTGCAATTTTAACATCTCCAACAAAAGGAACATCTGTAATTGTAAGTCCCTCTTCCGCCTCTGCTATCTGTCGATTTCTTAATTCTTTTCTTGCTTGAACTTTTTCAGCTAAAGTAGCGGGTTTATATTGATCAGCTATATTTTTTGTGTTTTTTATTACAGTATCAAATCTTTCTTTATAATATTTTCTTTGTGCGTCTACTTTAGGGTTTCCAGAAAATTCTTCCGTTTTATCTAGATACTTTTTAAGTTTATTTGCTTCAGAAAAATTTTTAACGTATTGTTGAACATCTTTTAAATCTTTAGCATATTTATATTCTGCAGTTCCTTCTTCTAATTGTTCAAATTCAGTGCCACCTGCTCCAAATAAACCCAATGTAGTGTTTCTTAACGCTTCATTAGTATCCCCTCTTAATAAACCCGGTAACGCAAAAGTAAATTCTATAGGTGCATCTACCCAACCAAAAAAAGCTCCTCCTACTCTTCCTATTTTAGAAATTTTTTTAAAATTACCTGTGCCTTTAGCTTTATTTATTTCTTGTTGCAAACCTTTACTAGCATCTTCTAAAGAACAAGACCCTACCGGTCCACCCACTTTTTTTGCATTAGGACAAAACTTCATTAATTCTTTATACAAAGGTTCGTCTTTTTTTAATTTTAAATAATTTAAAGTACGTTCTTGAAATTTTTCTACAGACAACTTCAAAGGATTTACTTTCTCTGGTTCTACATTTTCCTTTAGGTATTGAGTAAAAGTTCCCCAATCTTTAGGATTTCCAGCACCTCCTCTATAATTTTTCATAATGGTTTCAGTAAACTTCGCTCCTCGTTTACCACTTTCAAAAAAAGCAGTTTGTAATTGATTAGCAGGCACTTTTCTAAAGTCGGTAACATTCTCCACCGAAACAGCTGAAATTTTTCCTTCAGGACTTACTCTAATCTCAGGTAATTTTTCACCTGATAAACTAAAATAGTTAGCTCTAACTTCTTCAATACTTTTTTTAATCTTATCAATGTTTCCAGTTTCAACACCTTTTAAGACTCGATCTAGTCTTTTAACTAAACGAGTTAAATTATTTTCATGTTTAATTCTAAATTTATTATGAGCATTAGTGCTTGGTGTAAATTTAAAAACATCATTATCCCATTGACCTAAATATTGAGATAGTTTTCGACTAACATCATGCGAACCTATAATGTTTTCTGTAAATTTACCTCTTTTTCCTCCAGGTAAAGTTATTCTTAATTTTTGTTGAGATTTTCTTTGAAAAGCATTCCATTCTTTTGCTAAGTTTATAGCAGATTGATCGCCTGTACGAGCACCATAGTCTGCTATCGAGTCAGCAACACGATATACACCATGTTTACGCACCATGTTATCTAAATTAGATAATCCTTTTTCATCTAATTTAGTTTCAGCGTTTATGGGGATTCTAGTTCCATGTCGAGTTTGATAAGAACCTGTTCTTTGTACAGATGAATAGTCTTTTAAAAATCTGTCCACCACAGATTCACGAATGTCCTCTGTAATCATGTTTTTATCTAATTTAGGAAAAGCAATTCCAACAACATCATCAATTGTGGCCATGGGATTTTCTTTAAATAAAATATCTAAATCTTTAAACATTTGTTTTTTAAATCTAAGTGCTTTCGTGCCTCCCATTTTCTTTTCACGTAAACCATGTTTTTCTAATAGATTAGAAATCGCTTTTCTTGCATTTTCAGGTTTTCCTTTAAGTCCAAAATCACTAGCAAGTTCTTGCATACCTTTAGGTTCTGGAGAATCTAAAGAATCAATATAAGATTCGATAATGGCTTGTCCTGTTTTAGTTCCATCCAGTTTATAAAATTTACCCCAACGATTTTCAGGAATAGTTCTTCCTGTTTTTTCGGTCCACAATTTAAGTGCGGCATCAACTGGATCATCACTAATGCCAACAGTGGCGACACCTTTGTCTCTATGAAAACCTAAATGCTCTTTAAGATCTTTTTTAAGAGGAAACTTATCAGGATTGTCCATGACTTCCGTTATTTTTTTCATGGCAATTTCGACCGATTCAGGATCTTTAGGATTAAAAATTTGTGATTTATCATATATAATTTTATCTTTTAATTCAGGTTCCTGAAGAATTTTATATAGATGACTGCTTTTTCCCCAAGTAATTGGAGGATCTTGATTCTTACTCCATTTTTTTAAATCTTTCATATCAATTTTTCCATCAACACTTTCTAAATATTTTCTAATTCTAGCTGAGTTGGAAAGTGTTGATTGAGAATAACTTCCTGGTCCATCAACCAAACCACGTTTAGGTGTTGCTAGTCCGCCTTTGTTGTATGCTGGTTTTGTAACATTAGGAACAGAAATACCTTCTTCTCTTAAAATGTCTACAACGTTAGGTTCATCACCAGTTATACCTGACCCTACTTCATCATAAAATTCTTGAGAACCAAATTGAAGAAATCTTTTTGCTAGTTGCATGTTCCGTGATTCAGGGTACACGAACCCCGGCTCTTGGTAAAATTTTACAATGTTTTTTAATTTATCGGGATTCATTATTCTCCTAATAATTTTGCTAGACCACCAGATGCAAATTCATCCATTTCTTCAGCTGCTTGTTCAGCTTCCATTTCTGCTCTGCCTTCAGCAAAGGCAGCATCTTCTCTTTTTTTCGTGCCTTTTATATTAAACTCATCTACGTTCTTGCCTGTTGCATATTTTTCGACTTCAGAAAAATCAGATCCGTGCTCTCCATAATTACTAAAACTTGAATCTTCATATTTTATATTCTCTGCATCTCCAGTAAACTCTGCTTCTTCTACAGAAAATTCATCTGCCGTTTTTTTACCTCTTGCTGATCCTTCTTCTATAACTTCACCTTTTCTTAATTCTATTCTTGCTGGTTGTCCGTGATATCCGTCAACCCATCCGTGTTTACCCATTCCAACATCAACTAAAGTGTCTCCAGTGTTTAAATCTACTTCTACAATAATATCTGTTTTACTTTCAGGTAGTTTTGCTTTTTTAACTATTGTTCTTTCAACAGTTGAATAAGTCTCAGTTACATCTTCTCCTTCTTTCATTACTCTTTCAACAAGTTTAGGAAACCATTCTGGCATTCCTTTAGCATCAGATTTTTTAACAGTCTCAGCTACTTTTATAGCGGTAGATGTTTTCTTACCACCAAACAATCCCATTTTAAGTCCACCTATACCAGCACCAACACCACCCATTAATTTTAAAAATGCTCTTCTAGCTTTATCAATGCCACCAGCTGCAAAACCTATTCTTCCGCCTTCTGCTAATCTAAATCTTTCTGGTAAAACAAATCTTTGTAAAAATTCTACACCACCTGTTGGTGTTTCTGTTTCAGTTGTTTTTTTAGGAATAAAAGGCATAACTGGTTTTACAGGTTTAACAATTCCTACTTCATTATCTCCATAAGAAATTGGTGGAGAAGTTGGAGGAGTACGTCCACTTGTTAGATAATCTTTAACAGTATCAGCAAGTGTTCCAATTGATTGTGCAGTTCTAAGTCTATTGTAGCCAGGAATACTCGCTCTTGCAAAAATATCCAAACCACTTAAGAAAGGGTTCTGTCTTACTGGTTGAAATCCTCTATTATCATCAAATTGATCAATATTGTCGTCTACACTTTTTATTGAAATAGGTCCAGCACCACTAACTGCATCTGGCACATTAAAATTTTCATTCTCTCCACCACTTGGGTCGTTTGGTCCTCCTGGACTTGCATCATAACCACCAAGATCACCTTGTAATGATATAATACCATTTGGTCCTTTGTTTGGTTTACCATCTTCAAGACCACCATGCATGTTAAGTGCTATAAGCACTTTTTTTTCAGGTTCTGTAATATAAGCTAATTCTGTGTCCGGGTGATCAGGGGATGATTTCCATTTTTTAGGTGTTGTAACTTCTGGTTGTTTACCTAAATAGTTAAGTCCACCACCTTGCATTACGGGTCCACCTTCACCTAACATGTAAGCTAGACCTCCTGTGGCTTTATCTTCTCTTTTTTTCTTTTTCTTTTTCTTTTTTCTACTTAAAGCGTCATAAAAATCTAAACTTGGATAAGAGCTGCCACCTGGTCTTGATGATCCTGTGCCTAAGCCCTCTGGTGGTATACCTAAATAACCTGGATCTATAGGATCTATAGGTCCGCCGCCTGCCATTCCTTTAGGATCTAAATCATCAAAATTAAATTCTAATTGATCACTAACTTCTACCTCTTCAAAAGGGTTAGATTGTTTTTTAGGATAAAGAATATCTTGTAAGTCTTTAACTAATGCTTCTCTGCTTCTATTTCCCATTGTAGAAAACATAAATCCTTTTTGAATGTCATCAATGTCTTGAGTAATAACATTTCGTCCTTTAGGATATTTAGCAAGGTTTTTGTAAATAGATAAAACTTTACCCATTGGCATAGCCATTTTATCAACATCTTTGTATCTGTTAAAAGCAATTTGAAAAGCACCTTCTTTATTTTTATCATCCATTCTTTCTTTGAATTTAGCAAACGACTCTGATCTTTCGTCTTGAGCTTTAACTGCTTTTTCAAACTTAGGATCTACCATTGGTTTCTTTTTAGTAGTCTTTGGTGTTGTGCCGATTGTTATATCTCCTTTTTCGATCATCTCATTAATCTCATCACCAAAACCTTTTTTAAATTGAAAAGGTAAAACGTTACTAGGTTTAGGTGCTGCGTCGGCTTGTTTTTTTAATTGTGACAATTCACCAGGAGTTGGCGATCTGCCTTTTGCTTTTTGAAATGCTCTTATAAGTTTAAATAAACTCATTAATAATACCTTTTCGGTCTAGGGTCTTTTTTATCTTCGATATAATCTTCAGGATGTTTGATTAATCCGCCCTGCCTGAAGCGCATTACTGCTTGGGTCATTGTATCAACCAAGTCATCGTGATCTCCGTGAGGAAAGGCTGCACATTCTTCTATAACCTCTTCCGCGAATTTCTGATCTGGCGCCCATATCATTCCAGACTCAAATAACGGAGCCACTGCGTTTATCCTTGAATGCTTATCATGTCCTTTGCTCGGTGTAAAGGAAACAACTGGGATATCCATCTGTCTAAGTTCATACATTAAAGGTAATCCAGAAGCTTTTGCTTCTACTATTACCGTTTCTGGTTGCCAGTATTTGTATTGTTGTAGAGCTCTACGTCTTAACTCAGGAAACTCATACCTACCTTTTACAGAATCTAGTAATAATAAATTAGCTCCACTATCCTCATCTGGATAGAATATACCCCACGTGGTAATGGCACTAAAGTCAGCAGTTTCTTTTTTCAAGAATGCTGTATCGTAAGATTGTATGACATGTTGTAATGGCGGTATGTATTCTTTGTCATAAATCCTCCACCATTCTCTCTTAATAATAGCTCCTTCATCAGAAGTTGGTTGTTGCATCCATTGTGCATTCCATTTCTTAACAGGTAATGTCGCTTTAACTTTTTCTAGTTCCTCTTGATCCCAATACTCTGGCCACACTGGTCCGTGGTCCATGAGCGCCGGAAATTCAACCACTTCCCATTGATCTCCTTTTACTTCTTTTTGAGCTTTTAATAATTGAGCTGTTAAATCTTTGGTAGACCATCTTGTCATTACAAGCACGATTGAAGCTCCTGGCTGCAAACGTTGACGTGGACCTGATGTATACCACTCGTAAGCGTTTTCTAATGCTTGATCTGACATTGCGTCCTGTTCCGAGTGTGGGTCATCTATAATCAATAAGTCCGCACCACGGCCCGTGATTGCTCCACCAACACCAGCTGCAAAATACTCACCACCTTGAGCTGTCTCCCAACGACCAGCTGCTTTAGAGTCTTCTTGTAAACTAGTTTCAAAAATTTTCTTGTACTCTGGAGAATCAATTAAGTTTTTTGCTTTACGTCCAAACCTTATGGCTAGTTCTCCTGTGTGCGTGGCTTGAATGATCTTGAGTTTTGGTCTACGGCCCACCATCCATGCAGGCAAAAGATAAGATGCAAACTCTGATTTAGTGTGTCTTGGTGGCATATTAATAATTAAACGTTTTATTTCACCAGTTGATAGTTTATTAAATTTTTCTGCAATATGTCTATGATGAGATCCTTCTACAAAATCAGGCCACACACATTTGACAAAGGATAAAAAGTCATTCTTGGCCTTGTTCTGTATTTTTTTCTCTGCATGCAGTAGCTGTAAACTTTTAAATTTTTTTCTAATGTCTGCTGGTAATTTATTTATATTAACTTTTGATAGATCAATCATGTGTTATCTAGGACTGCTTATTTAGCATTTGAAAAATTTTTTTAAAAAATTTCTTTCCACTTCCCTAAGCATCAAAACGTTTTTAACAGCTAAAACACTCTGAATCAAGCCACTTTACAAAAAGCAGTGGGACCCCTTTTTAAAAAAAGGTGGGTGGGTGGGCCCGTGAGCAACAAGCGGCAGAACGGGTTTGGGTCCTACTTATGTGCCGTGGTTCGGGGTAATTGATTCGTGGTGCGGGTTGCCTGGTACGTGCGCCCCGAAGGGGCGCACAACCTATAGTTGTTAGTCTAACAAAGTCATATAAGCTTTAGGATTTAACCTACTAAACTTATCTAAACACTTTTGCATTTTCTCGAACTCGCCCATTCCTTCTGCCTGCTTAACCTGGTCATGAAGCATAGCTTCATCGTGTGTCAGCATCTCCGACTCACCAGAGAAAGGGTTTGTTCTTTTTATTATTCTGTTTGGTTTCATACTCCCATACTATATGGGAGTATGATTGTTGTCAAGTCTATCTTCCAATTTGTTTTATCTTGGAAGTATCTACAACCCAAGTTATACCAATCTTCTTGGTACAATCATCAAGAGCTTTAGCTATTGCTTGGTCGTCGCCGTTCT